NAATACCATCTTCCACCCATGTCGGGGCATCACCCGTTACAAGCGGCAAATAGTCATTTGACGCTCGCACATGCCCGTGTAGGGGAAGTTCCTTCTCACGGAGAAACAAATCGCCCGTGACGATCTCGTTAAATCTGTTCAACGTATTATGACCAGTAACACCCATTATTACTCTCCTTATGGAGTCATTGTCACTTCCGGTCGCCGTTGATGGTCACGGAAGTTATGTTGATTTATTGTTGCCCGTCGATTCATGCTTCCCAGACGACGGGGAGCCTGACGGCCATCAATTCGGAACGAATTCGGCAAGGCAACCTGCCGATAATATTGCATCAGTCCAGCCATCACATCTTCAGCATCTCGCTCGGCAACCGCCATACATGCGGCCCTAATTGCTTCATCGTGAACAAATCCACACGGATGCATATCGGTCAAATCCACAAGCGAATCAAAGTGAAGTTCGTAGAGAAATTCTACGACACGCATGGTTTGTGGAATTGGTTCTGACAGCAACTCCCATCGACGTTGATTCCCCGCAATTGGTCGAACTGCCGCAAGATATGGATCACCTAAATCGCCCGTTGTGTCTTCTCGCATTCGACGAATCTGAGCCTCATTCGTCCAGGAAATCGATGAAGCAATTGCCGTATCAGCAGCATAGGTAATATCGCCATTATACTGTCCACCAAATGTCTGTGGAAGCGTATAATTCCCATCAGCCGTGATACTAAATGTCGCCGCCGTAGACCAATTGTGATCCCCAGCTACACGCACCTGTGTCGCAGATACATATGTAGCGATAGTCAGACTCTCTCCACCTGTTACTACAATCGTCTTGAGTTCCATCGACGGATAGAATGTATCTTCAGATGCCGTGATGAGCGTCGTTTGCGTAGGAGGATCATATATCCCTGTCGCTGTTACAGTCGCATCTACGGCTACCGATGGCCACAGCACAACCGAAGCAATCGGATGCTGACATCGCCAACCACCTGCCGGAGCATCAGCTAGAAACATACGAATGGCATTATTCACATGCTTTCTGCACTCACTCAGATCGTGAACATCACGCGGCACCTGGGCTTCTTCATCGCCGTTGTCACCGTAGAAAGCTACACCGAGCTTAGTGGCAACCTCGATTATCAAATCACCATAACTAAGGGCTGATGTCGGTTCGGGCATGATTACCTCTGCTTTGCTTTCTTCGGAAGGACAAGACCAGTGGCCCGGCCGGTCTTTTTATCAGGAAACGCCTTCTTCAGTTTCTTCGCGGCCTGTCGTTCTAACTGAACACGTTTCTTACCACGCCGCTTTGCGGTCTTGACATCTTGCCGAGCCCATCGAGCCTTCCGCTTCGGTGTGACTTTCTTCCGTTTGGCCCGGCGGGCGGCTTTCTTCACATCTTTCTTTGCCCACTTGGCCTGTTTCTTTTGCATCTTTACATCTACTGCACCACTTGGATTAGCCTTCTTTGGCATTGTCTTCCCACCCGCTTCCTCTAAATGACTCTTAAGTTCCTTCTTTGTGATTCCCTTCATGCGAGGGGTTTTACCTTCTTTTCGCCGACGATACTCTGCCCCGAACAATCCTCGCTGTTTCTCGCTGACAATAGGCGTATGTTTCTTGTGTCCGGGATTGTTTTTCTTTTTCGGACAAGGCATCGTTTACTCCAAAATAAAGCCGGGGAGGGCAGAGTGCCCTCCCAGACTGAAATGCATCTTACGGTGAGACCTGCAACATGACCCAAGTACCAGTAACACCTGCACTCGTATGGTCAATAATAAAACCTGCATGTTGCTGGTATTGCTCTAATGCGTCTGCGGGATCGTGACGCCCCAATGAACCATCACGTCTAAACACAAGCTGTCGTTCGTCGTTATTCCGACCTGGATTACCCTGCAATGCAACCCAAAGGGGTCCCCAAGTCTGGACCCAGAAGTACCGATTCGCGGCACTAACGTAGGCCGCAGGAACGCCCGCATGAGATTCACACACATGAGACTGATGCTGCAATCGTCTATACGGACAGGGATGAGCTAGAATACGAGTCGTACCACTTACAATAGCCCGATTTAGGGGACCATCGAGATATACCACGACATTCGTACCCGCAGCAACCGCACTATTCCCGACAATCATACGATTCTGAGGTTCATCATCGGTCCCGTGACAAACCAACAGATATCCGCCACGAAGTTCATCTATCGTCCATGCCAGAGTCGCATTTGTTAGGGTAATTTCACGATCACCAACCGCCTGATTTGAGGCTGCCAATACCCAATCCAAGCCGTATGTAGCGATATCTTCCGTAAATTTCACACCACGACCGGCCCAGCAAGCACCACTAGAAAATCCATAACGAAACACACGACCATCGGGCAAAACCACTCGGTCGCCAACATTCCATTCACGAGCCTTCACAGCAGAGACACTGTAAATGAAATCCCAATAGCCAACGTCTTCGCCCTGCACGATCACTTCGCCGGCGGAACTGACGTAGCTCGCTCTTGCAATTCCTCTGCTAGACATATCTCAATCTCCTTTGGCTTAGGCCGTCACGGTATGGACGACGAACCCAGCCGTCCGACGATTCAGGCAGAGGTTTTGGTGACAGCCATCAAGATAGACCGTAACCGTAGTGTGCTGCAAACGGTCGATCATAGGCTTACTTTCCTCCATCCAGTACCCGTCCTGGACGATAGGCTGCAACTTCGACCAGTCCACACAATAGATGGGATTGTAAGTCACGCCGTCAAGCTGCGGAATGTAGACAATAGGACGACGGTTGAAATAAGTAACTCCTTCAACATCGATCAGGGCCTTGCCAGCCAGATCACGAGGACCACTATTATCGTCACGTTTGTCCGCCAAGTCCATCAACTCGACCGCACGATCCGCGTCACAGTAAATACGAACCTTCGGACCCGGAGCGTCGTTGCCCGGTGACTTCACAATACGCGGGGGTTTAAACCTAGTGAGCAGAAAAGCCTTCCGCAGAGTACGGAGTAGGTAGTTGTCCACCTTGGTATACACCGCAGCATAGTTACGCCACTTCGCTTCAATCGCCGCATCGAGACCCGCACAGGAAGTTCCAGTTGAACCATCCTGATAGCGAATCGTTTGACCACTGAAACCAGCCGTGGTTACAGCAGCATTTAGCATATTGAGGTAATAAGGGATACCGTAGGGATATAAATTATCGGTTGCACTGGTCGGCGTCAACCAACCACGACTCTCGATCAGTTCTGCATAACCCCACAGACGCTCCATACGCCGGGATTCCATCAGATCGATGTAGCCCGCCGGCGAATTTTTATTACGCATAATCTCAAGAATATCCCATGAATAATTCGTGCCAAGCTGACACCACGGCACGTTAATCTTACGCTGGACATTCTCGACAGTCGGCGTGTCAGTCTGGAACAACTGGCGATAGTGAGCCGCACCAGTTTCATCCAGAACCACATTACGCTCAATTGAAGTCCCACCGTCAATTTTCCGACGTGATTCCTCGTAGATCGAGCAGAACTCATATGCCTGCGAGTCCCACATAACCTCGAAAACATTGTCCGGAAGGTCTCTGAGCGTTGTTGCAATGAGATCAACAAGGGCATCATTGTCAACAGCCATTAGCTAACTCCCTGATTAGGCAAGGATCATCCAAAGACCTGTCCAAGTCCAACAGCGACCTGCTTCTCCAACTGATTTCGAGTCGAAGGTCTTCTATCGGACCCACTACGGGGTTTCTGGCCTGTCGGCTTGAGAGACTTGCCTTTCGCCCGTTTCTTGGTCTTTTTCTTTATATCCTTGCGAATCAATTTTGCTTGAAATTCTTTGGCCACACTATCATGGGCCATTAACATGGCTTCACCAACAGTTAGTGGCCGTCCTTGTAACGCGGCCCCCGCACAAATCGCATCGGCATCTTCAAGAATCCGTTTTCGATTCTCTTGCTGGACCTTTGGCAATGACTCCATATCAGTCATACTTCCCGCACCATAGACTTCTTCAAATGGTTTTAATTCTTCGCTGCCAAAGAAACCGTCAATTTGTGCATAAAGAGCTTCTTTACTGGCTTGCTGGGCTACTCTCACACTTTTCTGAACTTCCGGCAACATATCATTGATTCGTGCAATTGCCGCATTAACCGGAGTCGCTATAGCCCGAATAACTTCTTCGTTACCCAGCTTTTCAACCATCGCATCTACATCAACAGGCGTCATCAAGCCTTCGGCCTGTTGTGCTGCTTCTGTGGCGGTCGGCGTAGGAGCGGCAACCGCCGCCTGCCGAGCTTGCCGTCCAGCAGCAGCAAACTGAGCAGTTTGAGCATTCCGAGTTCGATGAACTTTCTCAGCAAACGTCAATGCACCTTGCGGGTTTGCAGCGAAAAATTCATTGATTTCATCTTCGGACCACTCAGACGCCAACAACGAACGACGATATGCAGCCGGAAGGGTAGGTTCGCCCTCAACGGGCTCCACTGCTTTCGACTCATCTTCTTCGCTCGATTCCTCAACCGGCTCGTCTACAGATTCCTCTACAGGTTTCTCCACGAGTTCCTCGGCCGGTTCTTCAACCGGTTCTTCAACTGGTTCCTCAGTAGGTTCCTCCGTAAGTTCCTCAGTAGGTTCCAGACCCATATCAGGCTCCCCAACTGCGGCACTGAAAACAGCCAAACGATCTGCCGTATCCGCCATCAATTGAGCACGATCCTGATCGGTTGTGTCCTCGCCCTGATTTTCAACACCTTCATCGACCATCTTTAGTCCCTTTCGTGGGTTGCTCACCGCACAGGTGAGGGTAAGCCACTAGTTGAAAACTGCGTCCGACCATCGGACATTATCCACCACGACCTGATCTGTCTTCAAATCCGGTCGCTGCTAAAATTTGTTTCTTCTGCTGATAGGTTCGAGCAACTGGTACAAGCTGATCGGTCAATTCTACATCGGGCATCTTCCGCCGCAGATCAGCCAACTCTGCCGGGTTCTCCGGGGCTACACCAAACATTTCAATTGGATGCTGATACGGCGTACTTTCCGGACGAGTAGGAGCAAAGTCCCGCTGCATCGTTGCCGTACACTTTGGACATTCTTCATGTTCTTGATACTCAGAAATTGACTTTATTATATCTTCGTGATGTCCACAGTTTAAACAATCGAACGGGTAGACCGGCATTATTTCTTCTCCGGGAATGCCTTCTTCATACCAACCTTGACACCAGCTTCCTGAGCAGCTTTCTGAGCCGCAGCAACTCGCTTGGCCAATTCCTTCTTCACTTTCGGCCATTTCTTCTTATCGGCTCGAATTTCCTGAGCACGAATAATACAGTCCGTCGCATTCTCGATCTCCCATTGTTCGTCAGATTTACCCACCACACAATCTCCCATTTTAATATCTTTCGTTCGTCGCCATCGCACTCTGACTCGCAACGGCTCCTGCCTGTGCTTCACGGTTTGGCTGTGACGCCGCAGTAGGAACTTTAGCTACTCCGGGCGGCTGATTATTCTGTATTTGACCGGCGATCTGACCTTGTGATCCTGCAAATCCAGGAGTCTTCATCATTATCTCAGCCATTCGCATCTGGAATTCCGGATCGTAGAACACTTCATCCATCCACTCGATATCGGCTTCTTTGGCCAGTTTAACAACGAATTTCGGAAAACTAAACGGAACACCCATCTGAAAACAAATTTGAGCAGCCGTAGCCGCTGCCGGAATTGCCTTAATTGCAAACTCCATACAACGCTGAAATCGCAGATGTGGATCAAGCCGACTCATCGACTTCGGTTCAATCGAGAAATGAAAGTCAATAAAATGGCCTTTCCGAACTTCCGGGGTAAGAATCACCTGTTCATCAACGAATTGGGCCGGCTGAACCATCTGCGGCCCCATCAGTCCCTGTGCATATTGAGCGGGAATCTGACGCCGACGAATAAGCGGAATCTCAATCAGGGGATCACTGTGCATATACCACGCCCGCTTGCGAGCTTCCTCTGCAACTGCTTGATATGTAATATCCTTCATATCCCCGATGCCGATTGACTGATTGGCCGCAAGAATCTGAGCTTGGGTTGCCGTAGCTGAATTCTCTCGCAAACCTCCAAGAGCCTCGGTATTACCCGACATCAGATTGAACCACAACATAAGCTGCTGAATGTGGGCTTCATTGGATCGCTGCTGTCCGCCAAAACTAAACATTTGAGCACCTTTGGGCTCATTTAGTTTTATCGTATCACCATCTTCAGAATCCAGAATCTCTTGGGCATCATCAGCCGCCGAAGGCTTATAGCCAAGAACGTCTTTCTGTCGCTCGGCCTGCTGTACGATCTTCACCGCCATCCGATTCGCAAGCATGTGAAGATCGTTCCACATCGCTACAGGAGCAATAGGAATCGGATTATCCGGAACGGGAGGCGTCATCTTTAAATATGTATAAGGACCTTCTTCTGGACCATAGTAATCAGCAATTCGCAAATACTCATCAAAAGTCGTTCGACTTCCCGGTACAGTTACAAGAGCATTCGCATTTGGAATCCAGATTTCTACGACATCGACATCATCCTGTAGATCGATTTCTTGATTCTTCGAGACATTACGCCGAGAAAGTTTTTCCGATCCGTCATCGACTTCCGTTCCTGACTTTGGAAGTTGTTTCACAAGATCGTTATTATATAATCCCGAATCGAGTAATTGTTGTCGAGGTACTCGAATACGATCACCGACCCAGGTCGCATGTCGAAGATCATCACACTTTGAAAATACAAAGTTATCGAAATTAACGATTTCAGTATAGACAGTTCCGGGATCGACCCGATCATCTTCATCAAAGAAAATTACTCGATTCGATTCACACATACCCGTTTTCACAATACCCATACAGAAAAGCGAATCAACAACCCATCGTCGATAAATATCCCTCATTCCAATTTCTTTATCACTATAATTAAGAGCCATTGCCAATAACTCAGCATACTCTCGATATGCAAGAAAATCGGCTCGGATTGTATGTTTCGGCAAGGTCATCACAAGATTTGGAACTAGAACCCGGATCGCATTAAAGATCATATTGAGAGGTTCAGTTCCAATAGAACCACGGTCTTTATCGTAATATTGGCCAACATAATTCCGCAAGAATAACAACCGGGCATTACGAAAGTTCTCTAACCGCCGAAATCCCATCTGAACTGCATTTTGAAATTTACGCGGAGTGACTTCTATAGGCATCTGCAAACTCTCCCGTCCGAAAATCAAATCGCGTCTGTTTATGTTTAGCTTTACGAGCATCTTTCAATCGTTTTTGATATGCCCGCAATCGACCACCAATTGAATTGTAAGGCGGCTTTATTCCTTCTTGCTTCGTCTTCTTT